TTGTAGAAGAAATGAGTGAAGATCTTGCTGATGATGATGAGGCAAAAGCTAAGAAAAAATCTTTTGACTTTGATTCCTACCTTAACTCCAAAATTGATTACTAATTATGACTTCTAACATTCTCCACCATCTTCGTGAACTTCAAGTTACTTGGCGTCGTCAAGATTTTTCTTTCACCCCCAAACAACAAGAGGAATATGATGTACTAATTACTGCTCGCAGGCAAGTAGTGCAAGGTTTCTATGCTGATGGTCATGTATTCAAAGGATCTAAAGCAGCATTTGATAAAGGGATTGCAGATGCAGCAGCAGCAAATCCTGTGGTAGAGGATCTATACGACTGAACCAGTTTGATAAGTGTCCACCTTCCTGCCCATACGGGTGGGAAGGTTTTATAGTATAAATATCTCAAAGGTTCCTTACACTGCCGAAATGAAGACTTTCACTCAATTTTGCACTGAAGCATATGATGCTGCATTTATGTCAGGAGCACAAATCCGTAGTGCGGGTGAAGGTGGAAGAGTTGGAACTTTAAGAAAAAAAACTAAACCAGAAATACGCAAAATGTCTCAACCAAAAGCAGGTGGAGAAAGAAAACCAACAGAATATAAACCAAGAAAGGATATTGGTACTCAAAAAGCAGCATCAACAAGAGTTCAGCAACCTACTCAAGAACGCGGAAGTGCTGCACTTTCCCCTAAAGAAGCACAAAGAAAAGCATTTCTAGAAAGAAAGGCAAAAGAAGCAGGAAAGAAAACACAAACAGCAGCAGAACTCCTGTCCAAGAAGAAACCTTCTGAAGTAGATAAGAGACCAGCAGATCAACCTAAAAGAGCAGTTGTTGGTATGTCTAGAGAAAAAAGAAAAGAGATTACGAGAGCAGGACACAAATTTGCACAAGAGTTAGCAAGACAAGGTGAGGCAAAAAAACAAGGTAAAAGACCAGAAGATATTGTATTGAAAAAATTAACTAACGCAAAGTAGATAGTTATCTCTGGGGCCTTCAAAGTGTATCAGTAGTATAATCACCTAAGACCCCTCTACAATCCCCCCCAACACAATGGAAACTGTGAATGTGCCTATCACTACCCTTGAGACTCTTATTGAGGGTCTTGAGAGTGCAATCAAAGTGTGCTGTAATGTAGACTACCAATCAGACGATCACGAAAAGTCTGCACATTTTGCAACAGGATATAGTCGTGCTGCGATGCAAATGATTAGTGGTCAACTCAAAACTCTGAAAGCAACAGTAAATTAAACTCCTGGGGCCTTCAAAGTGTCCTTATAGTATGAGCACCAACCTTATGAACTTTCAACTCCGTCCTCACCAAGTTAGGGGTGATGTTGCAATGCAGCAGCACAATCTTGGTCAACTGATCTATCCTACTGGTGCTGGGAAGACGTTGAATATGATTATGGATGCTGTGCGACAGTTTCAGTCTGCAACTCCACAGACCATTGTTGTTGTTGCTCCTCGTATTCTGCTAGCAGAGCAACTCTCCAGTGAGTTTCTGGAGTTTATCACCAATGCTGAAGTGTTGCATGTGCACAGTGGAGAAACTCATCACGAAAGTTCTACTCGTCCCGATGTGATTTGTGAGTGGGTTGAGAACAATCAGTCAAGTCACAAGTTGATTGTAACTACCTACAACTCCCTTCAACGTCTTGTTGATGCAGAGATTGATGTGGATACGATATACTTTGATGAAGCACACAATTCCGTCAAACGTAATTTCTTTCCTGCAACAGAGCACTTCTCTGCCAATGCAAATCGTTGTTTCTTTTTCACTGCAACTCGCAAGACTTCAGTGACTGTGGGTAAACCAGGAATGAACGATGTTGATGTTTATGGTAACATCATCTGCCGTGTTTCAGCACCAGAACTTGTTGATGGTGGGTATATTGTTGCTCCCAAGATTATAGCAAAGAAGTTTGAAGTTCTTGACGGCAAACAAATCACTGCCGAATGTGATAGTAGCAATCTGATGGAAACTCTTGATGACATTGACTGCAAGAAGATCCTGGTTTGTGTGAAGTCTGCAAAGCAACTCATCAACCTTGTATCACAATCAGATTGCATCACTGAACTACAATCTCGCGGATACTCCTACCTTTACATTACCTCCAAAACAGGAGCAGTGATTGATGGTAAGAAAGTGGATCGTGAGGTATTCTTTGATACTCTTAATGCTTGGGGTCGTGATAGCAGCAAGAAGTTTGTTTGTCTTCACAGATCTATTTTGAGTGAGGGAATTAACGTCAGTGAATTAGAGGCAGTTGTCTTTCTTCGCAATATGGATGTGATTGAACTCACTCAAACTATCGGTCGTGTGCTACGCAAGGGAGGCAAAGATAAGGTCTGGGGTCTATGTGTGGTCCCAGTATATTCCAAGGTGGGTATAGCAACCGAGAGGGCACTTCAGGGTGTTGTTGATGCAGTCTTTGAGAGGGGTGAGTTGCTGGATTCTGTTGTGAGACGGTGAGTCTCACTGAGACCCCAGTGGTGGACTGGGGTCAAAACCTGATTTTTTGAAGATTCCACCGCAACCGACCTATCACACCTGGACCACACTCAAATCACCGATTTATTGGAAAGTATAACAAATGAAAGGATTTTTGATTGATAATGGAGTTTATGCTGCTGTACCCTTTGTGAATGGATACATCATCATACACAATGGGCAGCAACTTGAGAAACTTTGTAGGACTGAAAGTTCCGCAAAGAAGTATATTGCCGACCACAAGAAAAATGCAACACGAGGACAACTTCCTTTGTGATAGTAACTCCTGGGGGCCTTCAAAGTGTCCCTATAGTGTAGGAATCAAACCAAAATGACTATTCCACATTTTATAGATCATCTGGAAACAGGTGTTAATTGGGATAAAGTTTTCGGTGTTGTTGATTCTCTCTACTCTGATAAGGGATTCTCTTCCAATGCTGATAACTTTGCCCGTGCTACTTGCGTAGAGAAAGCACTTGCTAAGTTTTCTGATCTTGTTCGTGTAGATCAGAATGGATACGATTTTGTGTGGGATAATGGTAGTGGAAAACTGAAGAAAATTGAATTGAAGATGGGTCAAAACCTATTCTACAAACGCAAAGATGTCAATGCCACAAAGAAGTTCAAAGTTAAGTCTTTTCTATCCGAAACCAAAACTGTAGAGGATTTCAAGCAACTTTCCACCTATGATTATTTGTTGGTGATTGATCTTTCTGCTCGTCGTGTATGTATTGTGGAAGATGAAGTGGCACGTTCATTGTATCAAGAGGGTGCAGATGGTGCTATGATTGAATTGAAACTTGGTGATTACTACCAGTGTGATATTGGTGAAGTCAATGCTATTGCACCTTCACTTGTACTCTCTGAGCAAATCAAGCAAGCAATCGACAACTACCTTGACTTCTAATATAACTTCCGGGGCCTTCAAAGTGTATCAGTAGTATGAGCATCCAAAACAAACACCAAGAACATTTTGAAGACCTAATCCTAACAGGTGATCTATCTGTTCTGGATTTCTTCAATGGTGACTATGAAGTTTCACTGAAGATTGATGGTTCTCCTGCTATTGTGTGGGGCACCAATCCTGCGACTGGAAACTTCTTCGTAGGCACCAAAAGTGTCTTCAACAAAGTTAAACTCAAAATCAACGAATCGCATGAGGATATTGATGCAAATCACAGTGGTAATGTAGCACAGATCCTACACTGCTGCCTGGATAATCTTCCTTGCACCGAATACATTTATCAGGGTGATTTCATCGGGTTCGGTGGACTTAATGTCTATACTCCCAACACGATTACCTATCAGTTCCCTGAAGTTATCACACAAAGTATCATCATCGCACCACACACAAAGTGGAGCACTGATGGTGAACTTAAGGATGCGTTTGTATCTGGTTCTACACCATTCTTCAATGATACTGAGCACGTCAAGTTTGTGCAACCTTGTGTAGACCTTATGCCTATAGATTCTCTTGGTCTTGATGTTTATGATGTTGTATTCCTAAGTGTAAAGGAAGCAGCAGTTGCTAAAGTTAAAATCAATGCTCTTATTCGTGAGGGTAAAGAGTTGACTTGGTGGGCACTTGCTGAGATTCTTGGTAAGAACCTGGCACATCTTTACCTGATGATGATAGAGATCAAAGAGGATTTGATGGACATGATGATTGTATCGGACAGTCCAGTAGCATACATCAACGGTGAAAGAATTGTGGGTGAGGGTTTTGTTCTCAAGAACGATAGCATCATTCTGAAACTTGTCAACCGTGAAGTATTTGCTCATGCTAACTTCAACCTGCAAAGGTGATAGTAACTCTGGGGGCCTTCAAAGTGTATCAGTAGTATGACCACTCACTCAAACCAAACCAAAATGATATCCACAACTCAAACAACTCAAGAGTTCTTTACAGAAAACGAATGGGATATGATTTACAATTTCATTGGTAATGCTCTTGATAATGATGATTATGAGTGCGAAGATGTTTATGCGATTCGTGCTAAGATTCACAATCTCTTTCTTGTAAAATGAACACTCCAAACTGGAAACATAACTCTGGAAAGAGTAAACGAACCAAGGGTATGTGTAAGGGTCAG